AGCCGCCGCCACCCCCACAATGATAGGCAGAGCAGGCGCGATAGCTGCAAGCACAGAGCCGATAGCGGGAATGACCGTCCCCGTGATGAGCGTACCAACGGAGCCGATAGCGCCGCCCACGGTGGTTATAACGCTAGTCAGACCGCCAGCACCGCCGATTGCCGTTGTGACCTTTCCGACAACGCTAACAACTGTCCCAACGCCACTCCCCACACGTCCGATCATGGACAGGAGCGGCCCGACAGCGGCAACCACAAGGCCGATGGTGACAATGGTTTTTCTCTGGCCTTCGTCCATCTCGTTGAGCTTATCGACCCAGCCTTGGATTTTCTCAACGACAGATGTAATCATCGGCATAAGCGTTTCGCCAAAGGATATAGCCAAACCCTCAAGAGCAGACTTCAAGAGCGTAAGCTGTCCATTGAGGTTGTTTAACTGCGTGTCTGCCATGCTCTGAGCCGCGCCGCTGGAATTGGCAACCGATAGCGATAGCTCGTCAAATCTTTGGGATGTCGTGTTGAGTAGAGCGTTGACGGATGCCATATCCGTTTTGTTGAAAACGCCGCTGATAATCGCGTCCCGACTCTCCTGTGACAAATCACCGAGGCCCAACTGCATATCTGCAACGATTTCGCGCATATCGCGCATATTCCCATCAGCATCATAGATGTCAACGGAAAAATCACCGAACGCAACAGAGCCGTCAACTGCGGCATCCTTTAGGGACATGATAATGTTACGGAGATGTGTACCGCCCTCTGATCCCTTGATGCCGTTATCCGCAAGCACACCAAGGACAACAGCAAGCTCCTCGGTTCCTCCAGCGCTCCCCGCCGCATTCGCGCCGAGTGTCAAAAGAGCATCGCCCAACTGCGCGACAGAGGTGTTACTGTTTGCCGATGCCGTTGCCATCTGGTCAATCATTGCCCCGGTTTCTTCAATGGACAGGCCGAGGGCAGACGAAACATCCGTCACCATGTCGGAGGCTGTTCCAAGTTCGATAGCGCCAGCCGCCGCAAGGTTAAGCACATTTGGGAGCATTGCAATAGCCGTTTCGGAATCATACCCGGCAAGAGCCATATAATTAAGGCCCTCAGCGGCTTCCTTTGCCGAAAACGCCGTTGTAGATCCAGCGTCAAGCGCCGCCTGTCTCAGCGCCGCCATGCTGTCAGCTGCGCCGTTCGTGTTGTTTTCGATATCTGCCGCCGTGATTCCCATGGTGGCTTGTATCTGAGACATACCACTATCAAAATCAGCCGCCGATTTAATCGCTACCGTGGCAAGGCCAGCAATGGGAGCCGTCACGCTCTTTGTCAAAGAATCTCCGGCGCTTTTGATCCCGGTGGAAACAGATGTGATTTTATTTCCCGCCGCCTCAATGGATGCCCCTACCTCTTGCCAGCGATTAGGCATGGAGGCAAGTTCTGTCTGCATCCGATTCAGTTCGGTGGTAGCATTCGCCAAAGCGGTCTTTGCCCGGTTCAGCGTGTTCTCCGAGGTGTTCCCGGATGCTTCGGCCTGATCGATGGCGGTTTTGAGTTGCTCAATCTTTGCCTTCTGTTGGTCAATGGCGGTCTTGAGCGCTTCCCGTTTCGCCTTGTTTTTTTCCTGGGCGCTGGAATCCTTGTCAATGGCGCTCTTCGCCGCTTCCAATTCGGCCTTAAAGGTCTTTGTTGCCGTGGTTACATTGGTGATAGCGGCCTTAAACTCTTTTTCCCCTTGGAGTTCAATTTTCGGGCCGATATTCTGAGCCATGGAATCACCTCAGTCTTATAGCTTCATCAAACGTTGTGAAACGTGTTTTTTTCCGTTTATCTTTCGGGACAGCGGCCCCGTCATAAATGGACAAGCAAGCGATCATATCACACATCTCTCCGTATGGAGTGATGAGGATTTCCCGCTTGCTCATCCCTAGTTTTCTGCCGTAGAAAAGGAACCACGACAGATTAAGTTTTACTCGCTGTCCCCTTCGCCGTTTTTTCCTTTACCCTTCGGCTCTTCGGTTTCAACGGTGATCTTCTCCCCGGCCCAGACTTCCCCGGCCTCGGTAAACAAGGCTGTGAGTTCATCCATTTCCAGATTCAGAAGAAAATCCTCCGTCACAGGATTCGGCTTATAATCCAAATCCTCAAATGCCTTGGCGTACTCATAACCCTTGGACAGTGCAATGATGAACTTAATCATACTACTCGCCGTCTTGGAATAGTTTTCTGCCGGGAGAAGTTCGTCGAACTTTGAAATATCTCCATTCGGGGACATTTCGGAAATATCACACGTTGCCTTAACCGTGCGCTTAAAATTAATCTCTCTGCCGTGAATTATCATGGTTTCCTCCTGTTACGCCGCCGGGGTGAGAACCGCCTGGATCGCCGCCACAGCTGCGGCCTCGGTGGTCTGAGCCGCTCCGATCATCTTCCACGCATGGGAAGCGGAATCATCGCGCATGATGTCACCCTCAAGCTCTGCGGTCTGCCAGTCGATTTCCTCGCCCTGAGTTTCGGCCTCCAGACCTTCGGGGTTGAATTTTACCTTGTTGATGATGTAGGGAACGTAAGTGGTAACGCCCTCCTCCATGTAACGGGCCACAAAGCCCACGCCCACATAGGGGACAACCTGGGCATCATCGTAAACGTCAAACTCAACGCTTGCGCTGTCCACGGTGACGCTCTTGGTGGTGGTCACGCCCGTTGAGGCCGTCCACAGTAAGGGTAACCGTGCCATTGCTGAAAGACTGAGTATCAGTCTCAGCCAGAACGTTGTCGGCGTAAAAGTCATTGTCGGACGTTCCCTCAACGCTCAGAGAGACTCTTACGCCACGGGCAAGGGGAATCCCCCCGGAATAGGTCACCGTGCCATTGGTAGCGCTGTACAGCGCCACGAAAGGCTTAGAGAACCCGTTGCAAACTTTACCGTTCGCCATTTCATTACCTCCATAAAAAGTGGGAGGCGGTTCAACCGTCTCCCATGATTTCAGCTATTTGCTTGTCTACCTCGGCCTCCATCGCCGCCTCTGCCGCCGCCTTTGACGACCTCACCGCAGAGGAAATAAACGGATGCCGTTGTATGAATGTTGTTCCGCTCTCAATAGACCGGGCAACCATCGCATTTGGCTTGCCCTTCGGATATTTTTCTGTGACATCGCTGTTGTATCCGTCCATACCGATTTTGACGTTGATATTGCCGTTTTCCATGCGTTTTTTTGCAATACCCAACCCCTCAAGCAATCCGGCCTTTTCCTCCGGGGTAGGATTACGCCGTCCCCGGTTTCGGCTGTTCCGCTCTTCGGTGGGTAGCGCCTCGATGTTCGCCCGGATTTGGTCGGCGACAACTCTCGCGCCCTGATATAAGGCTTTACCTGCCACTTCCGGGACACGATACTTGAGTTTGTCCAGATTGGCAATGTAATCATCAACGCCTTTGCCGATGGTCATTCTTGCCATCACACAACACTCCAAATCCATTGATAGTGGATCAGATTGGTATCATCCTCATACTGGACGGAATCCAGCCGCCAGCCAAACGGCATGTCGGCCGCAATGCCCCGGAGAACGTCCTGCACAGTATCAAGCATGTGGTCATACTCCGTTTTGGTGTAATAATCCACATACCCGACAATAGCCTGTTCCACTTTCTGATTGTCAGCGTCCATCGGGATCGTTTCGCCGTCCTCGGCCCACACACAGAACGGAGCCGCTATGTTCGGCCTCCAGTAGTGATAGACATTGTTTCCAACGCCATCCACCAGCGCTGTCCCTATCCGCTCAAGTTTCTGTTGCAACGTCATAGTTTTCCTCCAATCGTGAGAGGGTCAGGTCGGTAACCTTTAGTCCGTCATCGTCAAGGAGATGCTGGACGTTAGTTATGCGATACTGCCCGTCATTCTCAGACATAGACAGCACCGCATACATCCCGATCTTGACTGCATTGCAACGCCACACCCGGATGAGTAAGTCAATCTGCTGATTCACGCCCTGCGCCGCATAGTAGCGGTTATAACCGACTGTCCGCTCGCCAAAGTAAGCGACGGCCACAGGGACGAGCGTATTGACGGGCATTCGCCCCGGCGCGGCTTTGTTCTCCAGATTGCAAATAGAAACCTTTCCCGCGTCAAACATTTCCGCTCACCTTCTCGCTGAACAGTCTGTTATTGAGCGCCCATCTGAGCATCCGCGGCATGACAGGGTTATCCTCGGCCCGCTTGCGGTACAGATACGCCGCATACATAACGACCAGATTTCCGTCCTCCATGGAATCCCCTAGCGAGATCCCCTCGCGGGCTATCATCTGCTGTGCGGATGTGATGAGCATCTCAAGGTAATCATCAACGAGCGTGTTTTCCGGGATGATTTCGAGATTGAATTTCAGCATTTCCAGCAAGATATCCTCTGTCATGCCGCACCGCCTTTACTCGTCCTTTTTCTTTGTCTTCTGCGCCTTAATGATCGGCGCACCTAGCGCGTTTTCGTTACCGGAAAGCTCCGCGATCCGATCTTTAGATACGGAAACGCCCTCCCGAGGGAAAGCGTCTCCGATCTCATAGACGTGATTGCCGTCCTTCGAATCGCTGAACCGTCTTATCACCACATACATCTCAGGTCACCGTGACGGTGCACTGAGCGGTCAGGCCGTTGCAGGTGGCGGTAATTACAGACGTTCCGGCGCTAACGCCGGTCACGAGGCCAGCGTCGGAAACAGTGGCCTTCGAAGTGGTGCCGGAAGTCCACGTCACTGTGCCAGAGCCAGGGGAGGTAAACGCCACGAGCTGGACGGTGCCAGTCCCCGCGATGGAGGCCGTGGTGGTGTTCAGAGCAATGGACTGAACGCTGTTAGCGTTATCCTCGGGGAAGTTCATGGACGTAGTGGCAGACTGGTTGTTGATGGCCTGCACGACAAATCCCTCCGCGATAGCGGGTACACCGTCATACCGGGCAGTGCCCTTAAACACAGTCTGTTCCGCAAGGAAGCGATAGTGCTCGGAAGTGGCAAACTTCTGCCCGGCACGTTCCGCCAGCAGGTAAAGGTCATAGTAGCCGGATACAATGTTGTAGTCAGGGACAAAATCGAGGATCTCGATCACTCCGCCGATAATAGGCATGGTGCCGTTCACGCCGCTGACGATAGCTCCGGCCGCATTGATGCTCATTGCCTGGGCCATGAGGTAGGTATAAGTAGTCTCGTTCATAACGTGAACGATCTCGCCCCGGCTGTACTTGTTCTTTGCCGCACCGAAATTCAGCACGATATTCGCAAACAGCGCAGCGCCCGTGGAAGACGTGGTCTTGATATTGGAAGTGTGAAGATCCTCCCAAGTACGAGCAGTCGCGTGATAGCCGGACGGCTGCTCGGTCTGAGCCAGCCGGGGTACGATGCCAAGGGGCATCCGAGTGCCAGCACCGTACAGGATGGCCTTGTCCAGCGCGAGGCCGATAGCCTGTCCGATAGCAGAAATCAGCTCATAAGCCAGGTCAATGTCACTGTCTTCCAGGGTGGCGTTGCAGACAGCAAAGAAGCCGCCGACTTTCCAGCAGTTCACCTCGACATCGTTGAAGGAGAGGTCCAGCTCGTTCAGGTTCGCGCAGCAGTCAGTCCACACCGCTTCTGGGATTGTGCCCATGACGATCATGCGGCCCTCGCCGCCGATGTTGCGGACGTTGACGTGCTTGTAGAGCTTAGAGTAATTGGTGATATTCTCGCGCAGGATGCCCAGGAACACCTCGGGGATGGTCAGGCCAACATTGGTCAGCGCCCGCTTCTCCTTGATGCAGGTTCGGATCTCGTCCAGATATTCCTTAACGTCATCACGGGCAAACAGGGCGGTACGCTCCTGCGCGGTAGCGCCAAACATCTTAGCGCGGGTCTCGGGAATGGACATTTTCATTTCCACCTTTCTTTCTTCGTGTTTAGGCTCCTCAATGGGGGCGGGTTCGCCGGGGTCATTCTCTTCCTCGGCGGCAAGTTCAGCCTCCAGGCCCTCGATCTCGCGGGTCAGTTCGGCTTTTGCGTTTTCGTGGTTTTCCTTATCCGCTTCAAAAGCGGAAACGGATTCCTCCACAGCGGATCGGGTCTCCTCGTCCGCGTCCTCCGGCATTTCAGAAATGGCGGTTTCAATCTCGGCCTCGCGGGTCTTGAAATCGGCATCCTTAGCACGGAGGGCTTCCAGACGCTTGTTCGCGTCATCCAGCTTCTTTCTCAGAAGCAGGGCTTTCAGTGCCATGTTTTAGCCTCTCTTTCATTCGCAACTGCCACGCCTCATGAGACTTCGCCCGGATGTCAGCGGCCTCCGTAGAACGGGCAGAAATGTTTGTTTCCTCGTAAGCGGGGAACGTACAAGCGGACACCTCAAACAAGTCCACATCCTTGATCGTCCAATGCACATCACCGTTTTCCCGGAGGTCGGTCTCCTCGGAAACGGGATTGAACCCGAAAGAACATCCATCCACATCTCCACGCTTTACACGTTCGTACAGGTTCATAGCATCTCGGTCGTTCGGATTGACCGTCACTTTCCCCCATAGTCCGTGTTCATCCTCGCGCAGTTCAAGCGTGTGGGCCTTTGTCCTTCCAAGTACAAGCGTCGTGTCATGGTTCACAAGGGCGCGGATATCATTGCTCAGCGTCCTAGAAAAAGCACCAGGAGCGACACTCTCTGTCATTCCCGGTGCAATCTCATACATGGAATTGAAAACGGCGAAATAACCCTCGATCGTGAGTTTGCCGTCATCCTCACGGGTAGTAAACGTTGACGGAATACTCCGTACCTGTCTCATGTTCATTTATAACCCACCTTTCAAATAGGTTTTTTCATTTACTTCGATGTGTCCGATGTGTCCCAGTTTGATGGAACTGTCACAGAACATGGGAACGCCCAGCCTGGACACTCGGAGGCAAAAGCTCAAGTCCTCGCCAAATCCCGTTATCGGCGAGAACGGAAGTCCAAAGCTCCCCGCCGCCCTTCGGATCAGATCAGAGGTCATCATCACACCGCCAAAACCGGATCCTTCGATTTCAAAAATTGCGTCCTTTGGATAGTCCTTGTAAGAAATCGCTTGCGGCGTTTCACCGTCCATGCCCACGGTTTTATAAATGACGGGCTCAATCGGTCGCTTTCGGCTGAAATAAATCCCACTCACATACTCCGCGCCCTCATCCAGTCGGGCAGAGAGCCTCTTGAACAGATCCCGGTTAAACGTCATGTCAGAATCAAGCCACAGGACCCTGTCAAAACCGTTATTCACGGCTTTGTATGCCAGTTGGTTTCTTGCGTCATAGACAAGAGATCCGATGGCAAGAGATACCTCAACCTCGCCCTCCATCTCCATAGCAAGCAGAGACTTCATGAACAGGGCGTTTACCATGTCCATGCAGGGTATAGCGATAAGCGTTTTCATGATTTCTCCTTTATCGGGCATTTCGCTGCCTGGTCGCTGTTTACCCACCAACCTTTGCAGCGCTTGAAATAAACGTGTCCGCACAGGTTCCCCGTCTTTGTGCACCGGATTTTCATACCGCTCTCATATTTACCCATCGGGCAACTTGGCTTAAAATTCATTTCCCACCAGCTTCTTTTGATTTCCTATCATGTCACTAGGAATGTAGTTCTCCAATATGCGGAGATCGTCCAGACCTTCCATCGGAGACATGCCGATACGGTCTCTGACCTCATTTCCGGTGACAATTCCCTTGTCAGACAAGCCGCCGAACACGGTATAGATGGTCTGGAGATCCCAATCCATCAGCGATAGGACGTTGAACTTGACATACCACTTGGGGGACAGGATCAGTTTCTTTGTCATCTCCTGCTGGATGCCGATAGCGATAGGCCGGACGGTGTTCTGAACAAAACTGTTCCACGCCTCTTTGTTGTACTCACCTACGCCCAGTAGAAACGGAGGGACACCCAGCACCGCCGCCACCGTGCGCTTGTCCAGCTCGACGGTGTCCTTGATTGCAAGGTCGGCAAGGGTCAGCGGCTTGACCTGTTCAACACTGAATTGTTCGGCGGGGATCAGCCACGGCTCCCCCGCAGCTCCGCTCTGTGCGTAGTCATCAAGCAACTTTTTCCGGCCTTCCGGGGAAGAAAACTCATCCACAAGCGCGTCAACCTTGACGATGAGTGAGGGTTTCCATTTGCTCTCCATGAAGCCCTTTTCTGTTGCCGCCGCCTGTTTGAGGTTGTTTGCAATATCCCGGAGAACAACATTTACCCCCATGCCTTTCCAGAGATAGTGCTTGTCCGGGTTATAGACAAAATGCAAAACTCTATCTGTTGAATAGGTTCTTCCGTCTATCTGCACCGAATAATCCCGGTAGTTTGCACTCGGCAGGAAAGATACACGGTCGGCAGAAATGGGCTCAAGGTCCTGGAGAAAGCCCTTTCGCGTTCGTGGATAAACTACGCTATTTCCGCGCCCGTACAGAAGGAGGTTCATAACGATTGCCTCCATCCACGTTTTCCTGGTCATGTTTGGCATCGGCTCAATATCCAGAACGCGGGAAAGCTCATTGACAATTCGTACATCTCCGCGCTCGGTGTTCGACATGAGATAGATCGTTATGCTGCCCATCAGTTTTGCAATCGCATAGCACCCTGCGATGATCTCCGGACATTTGTCGAGGGACGTATAGCCGGGAACGCAGATGGAATCACTGTCCGTCACCAGATAGGCAACGCCCGTTGTCGCGCCCCTCCTCTGCCCCTTTCTAAATATTGTTTTAAGGTTCATTTGTCCCCCCACCAGTTGCGGGCCTTTGCCCGTTTTGTTGCGGTTTCCATCATTCGGATACAAGCAAAAACCGAAGCGTCAAACAAATCAATTCGATGCTCTGACTGTATCTTTTCGTATTGGACTGCATCATCAGTCTTTTCAACGGCCCGCACGTTGGAAACACAATACTCATATGCCTCCGAATGAAGGTAATAAAATAGACCGTCTTTGACGGCCTTTTCGATATGGCGAAATCCTTGCGATTTTAAATAAAAATACTGAGGCTGTTCAATGATGTTGAAATGCGCGGCTTTCATGGCCGGGAAATACTCATCCCCGGCGAACTTTCGGTCATGCCCTACTTGCTTTATCTTAAACCCCATGTTTCTCATGGACACGAACCAGTTGACCACATCAGAAATGTTGACGGTTGGAGAATTGCACATTGTGAGCCATCCGTCATCAGCCCAGCCAAATAGTGGTATATTATCCTCGTCCGCTTTTTTATGCGCCATTACAACCGGGAAAAATGCGTGCGTGATGCAGATGTCCACATCCTCGTGTTTGCCATAGAGCGCCGCCGCCGTAAGATCATGCAGCCGGGACAGGTCCGCGCCTCCGTACCACTCCACGGGGAGGCGGGCCAGCTCCTCAATCGTCCAGGAATATTTAGCGTCTGAGCGCCGAAATTCTTCGATGTCGAACCACGCCCGCATTGCGGATGTGTAGATGTTCAAAGAACGGGACAGGAAGTCTTTTCTCTGTTGCGGGTCGTTCTGCGCCTGGAGAGATTCTTGCAAAATGTCATCTGGGCGAATGGTAACGCCATAAGACGGGTTTGCCTTTTGGTGTTGGATTGGATCAGTGTAATCACAATCCCCGTTTTCATCCGTGTCAGCGCGGGATATAAAAACAAAAAGCGAATCATCCGTTACAGTGCCGGTTACCACCTTCACGCCGTAATCAAGCCGCCTATAACAAAAACTGTTCATGTCATCGCCCGCGGTGGTGATGCCAATCATCAACTTATTTGTGTAGGCTTTCATAGCCTCTTTGAAGCGGTTATATTGAGCCGCTTTTTTGAATGCGTGCATCTCGTCCGCTATGGCAATGTTGCAGTTGAAGGAATCCTGTGCATCCGGGTTTGATGCAAGCGCCTCAATATCAAGACTTCCACAGGGCCTCCCGGCATCATCCGTGAATTCGTAGTGGATGGAATGCTCTGCATTATTGTCCCGGACTCGGAAAACCTCAATCAGCCCGTGATACCGCAATGTGTATAAAATATCGTTGAACGCCTCGCAAGCCTGTTTCAGCGATGCGGAGACAATGTATATCTTCGCGCCGCTCTTGCGCTCCAGCAAAGCCAGACCAAACGCCAGCGCTGCTATAAACAGCGTCTTGCCGTTCTTACGGGGAATAAAAATAAACGCCTCTTTGTATCGGCGTTCCTGTGTTCCCTTGTAATAGAACCCCGTGACATTGTACACACAAAATACTTGCCACGGCTGAAGAATGACGGGCGTATTCATGAGCGGTGATCCGTCTAGGGTTTCGCCCTGCTTATGGACCATGATTCGCTCGATAATGCCGATGACGAAATCCGGTTCCCGTGTATGGAGCGTTAGATCATCACGCTCAAGGTCAGATAGGAAGCGCTCGGCGGCAAGCACAACTTCAGCACCGCAGACAACACGGCCCTCCGCTACATCCTCGGCATACTGCACGGCGATCTGCTTATAGCTTTTAGCCGCCAAGGTCCTTCAATGCCTCCGCAAGTGGATTTTTCTTCGGTGCCGCGATCCCCAGCGATTCAAAGCTCTTTGGATTGAGGCAAAGCCTGTCACTATATGCGAGAATGTCTTTCCGCAACGATTCAAGCGTTGCCACTACAGGGCTTTTCTTCATGCCTCCTTGTGCGCTCTTTGTCTGCACCTTATAGCCGCCGTGTTCAAAGCGATCCGTGATAACAATGTACTGCTCACATAATTGCGAATACACTTCAATCTGCCCGTCATACTCTTCCCGATACACTCCAAGCGATTTCATGCGCTCAACCGTCGTATCAAAAATATCTTTCGCCGTATCCGGCAGAGTTCGCATGATAATCACCCCTTTGCTTCAAAAAATTTATATATCAAGCCGCGCACTTGGAAA